ATCGCAGGTCCACTGACCAACTGCAATACGACTTGATCATCGGCAATGCAATCGACGATGACGCGTTCTACATAAGTCGTGAACTGATCGTTGTCTTTTACAAATCGAACTTTCGCTGAAACCGTTTGATTCTTACGCTTGTTCCAGCAATGCCCCGGAAACACTGCTAACCTTGAGGCGAGGAAAAACGCATTGGCTAATATCGCTTCTCCATCAATAAACATCCTCCAAAGGTTCTTGGTACATTTGCTCACCAACTGGTCCGCCGTCATTGTGCGAATCTTGTGATCGGTCTCAATCGGGATATAATTCTTCTCGTACCAATCTGACCTTTCCTTCTTCCTTGCCTCTACCTCATCCATCGAAGTGGGCATCAAATTTCCCTCTCCTGACAATTCGATCTCCGGAGGTGGGGGCTCTCTAACAATGCGAAAGTTACGGGGGACAGCTTCGTACCCAGCACGACTCGGTATGGGCTCCACTTCGGCCTTCTTTTCCATCATCTGGAAAGTCAACCGAAGCATAGCGATGACGCTCAGGGCTAACGTGCTCCGGACGAGAAAAGTAGGGGCAACTTGTTCGTGAATGCTACTCAAGGTCAATTGGACTACATTGTAACGGACCGCTCGAGCGTACCCCAATGTCGCATTGTACAAGAAAAACATGAACAGTGCTACACCGCTGAATAGCAGCTTCCAAGACCACTCGTTTTTCCAAGGTAGATACACAGAAAACAGCGCGAGGGTTACAAAACTCAACCTGCGGACTTTGTGGTCAACCATTAAATTGGCCCCCACAAACACCTTCACGGCTTGAAGAGCCATGTACAAGGCATAATTTTGAAACCACAGAGCGAATCTGCCCCCCAACGTTTCCCAAACCCTTGTGATAGTGAAACTGAGCATGTCCAGGGCGTAATCGTCCAGCAAAGTTCCCATAAACTCTGCCACCATGCCTTCGGGCTTAATGTCGGTAGTGGGTTTGCACTCACACCAACCCGGCGCCATTGGACAACAGCACGTTGGACAAAAAGGGACTTCACGCTCTCTCAACTTCTTCTTCTCCAAAGCCTCCTGCTCCATGAAATGTTGGACACAACGATCCGAAAAGTACTTCATGAAGGTGCGAGCGTCCATCGGGTGTTCACCAATGTAGACTTTCGTGCATTCTCCTCTCGAACCCGTCCTTGACCAATAGTAGGGATGGAACAAATG